CTGGGCCGAGGCTCGGGTGAGGTCTTCGACTATTACGTTGACCCGTCAACGACCAGCTCGGGCGCGGGCACGATTGCCAGCCCGTACACCGTTGCGCAACTCAATGCGCTGTCCGGCTCAATAGCCAACAAGCGCATTGGCCTGAAGAACGGAACGTCGGTCACGGCGGACACGCTCAACCCGACGATTACGTTGTCAGATAACGGGCTCTATGTCGGCGTCTATGGCCCCGGCTCTGGGGTGAGCATTGATCTTCGCAAGACCATATCCGGGGCATGGTCGTCTCTAGGATCGAACCTCTGGCGGCATACGGGAACACAGGTTTCGGACGGCTCGGGTTCGGGCAACGTGTTCCGCAACGGCATTCCGATGAAGCTGGTTCAGACGACACCGGCAGCGGATGGCGAAGCGGTTGTCGCGGTCTGGAACTGGTCGGGTGTTCGCGGTGTCACGTCCACGACCTCGTTCTCTGTTGACATCTATTCGGTCGCTGATCCGACCTCGGATGGGTATACCTACACCTATTCGTCCAGCACCTATGCCATTCAACTGAGCGGGAACAACTGCACGATTGCGGGTAAGTCTGGCGCGCTCATTACAGCCAAGGGCAGCTTGCACCAAGGCGGCGCGTTCCGCCTCACAGGGGCAAGCCCGACCATCCGCTATGCGCGGGTTGAGCACGGCTCCCGACACGCCATTCTCGTCGGCCCGAACGCGCTTGTTGAGGATTGCCAGTTCTATGGCGGACGCAATCGGCAGGAGAACGGTGCCTTCGATCATGTCGTCTGCAACACGACCGCATTCGGTGCCAGCGACACGCTCACACTGCGGCGCAACAGCTATTCGACTGATACCTATATGGTTGCCGGGTCCGACACCTGCGCACCGTTCTATTCCCATGACAGCGGCTCGGGACGGCTGCTGACTGCGACATCGGCAAACGAAACGTTCGGCGCGTATATGGCGGGAATTTCGCCACGTGCGACGACGACGACGGTGACCAGCCCCGTTTATTCGTCGGCATGGGGAATGGTGGAGGAGGGTGCCGACACCGCGACCATCTCGTTCATCGGCGCGACGGGTACGGTTGGCCGCATCCTCAGCATCAATAATGGCGCTGGAACGCTCACGTTCAATACGACCTCGTGCGCTCTCAACCTGACCGGAACGCGGTTCACCGGAGCGCAGCATTTCCAGATCAATCAGCAGAATGGCGGCGGCGTTCTAGTGTGGAACTCGACAAACGACGTTCTCACCTGTTCGGATGCGACGGGCTCGCTGCGCTACATTACGTTCGTTGCCAAGCTGACTGCGACGGTGAACGGCTCTAGTTTCCCCGGTACGTGGGACAAGATGTACGCCTGTCAGACGACACTCGTGTTTGCGGGCAATAACAATAACTACAAATCCGGCAAGGACTCGTTCGAAACGCCTGCGGGCAACAAGACCACGCTGGCGCTGTGGAAAACCTACGTGTCGCCGGAGGACGCCGCATCGACGGCGACGGCATAATCGCATCTGAGGCTGTATGTCAGAAAAAGAACGCCTAGCATCGGAAGCCAAGCGCCTTCTCAACGAGCCACTGCTTGCTGAAGCACTGAATGGCGTCATGGCCGATGCCTTTGCCGACTTCAAGGCGATGCAGGTGAAACCAGAAACCATTCACGAGGTCATTGCGCTGCAACAGCGCATCCTCGTGACCCAAGAGATTCTAGACCGGCTCCAAGCCAAGATTACCGCCTCTGGCGAGTATGATGGCGGGGTCGATGTCGAGAAAAAGCCGACCGCGTAAGCGACCCCGGCTTACTGCCCCACCGTGAGGTGCGGCCCCTCCCTTTGATGGAAACCAAATATGGCTGACGCCAATCCTCCGGCTAACCCCGGAACTGATGTCGCACCCGCAACCGAACAAGATCACGTTGCGGCCCTCGAAAACCTCCTAGAGCCCCCGGAAACGGATCAGCCCGACGAGTCTGAGGAACCCGAAGCCGCCCAGCAAAAGACCGACGAGGACGATCCTCTAGGTCTCGATACCCTGGCGGAAGACGTTGCAGAAGATGCAGCCGACGAGACCGATGGTCCCGACGCTGAAATCAAAGGTGGACGCTTTGCGCCTGACAGCGCCAAGGTCAATCTTGATGACGGCACGACGATCACCATTGCCGAAATCAAAGGTGGACGCTTTGCGCCTGACAGCGCCAAGGTCAATCTTGATGACGGCACGACGATCACCATTGCCGAACTCAAACGCAACAATCTTTTCCAGCGCGACTACACCAGCAAAACGCAGGCGCTTTCAGAGGAACGAAAAACCCTCGACGCCGAACGTGAGCAGTGGAGTCAGTATGCTCAATCTCTGAGCCAATCGCGCGACTATCTCGCGTGGTATGCCGAAACGCAGGTCAGGCAGAAGCAGCCGGAGCCCTTCAAGGGTGACGCGCTTAATGACCCGGCAGGGTTCATGAAATGGCAGCAGGACATGTCAGAGTGGCAAACCCACCTGCAAGCCTATCAGTCATTCATGGCCCAGCGGCAATCGGAAGATACCCGCAAGACAGGCGAATCCGAACAGCAGACGCAGGCGCAACAGCAGCAGCAGTTGATGGCGCTCCGCAATGCCATGCCGGTTCTCAACGATCCGGTCAAAGGCAAGGCGGCGCTTGACGCTCTCGAAGCTGGGGCAACACGTCTCTACGGATACACGGCGGAAGACCTCAAGGGCAAAGCATTCAAGGATCACCGAGACCTTCTTGTGCTGCGGGATGCACTCGCATTCCACCGCATCAAGGAAAAGGCTCCGAAAGTGCAAGAGCAGATCGCGGCAAAGCCGGTCACCCCCGGCAAGCGAAATGCACCCCAGGCGGTCAGCGTCAAGGCGCGACAGGAACGGACTGAGCGGCTTCGCAAAAGCGGCTCCTTCGAAGACGGAGTCGCCTCCCTCACAGACTTCAATCTCTAGGAACCATCATGGCTCAGCTCTCGAATACCTACGAGACCTACGATGCCGTGGGCAACCGTGAGGAACTGGCCGACCGCATCTGGATGATTACTCCGGAAAAGACGCCTTTCCTCTCCCTCGTTGGCCGCAAAAGCATCGCTACGGTCCACCCCGAGTGGCAGACTGATACTCTCGCCTCTCCCGACACCGCCAACAACCAGCCGGAAGGCAATGACTGGTCTTATGACCCTGTCGTTGCGACGAATCGTATCGGCAACTATGCGCAGATTTCGGAAAAGTCGTTCCTGATCTCGCGCACTCAGGACAACACGGACAAGGCCGGTCGCAAGTCCGAACTCGCCCGTGAGACCGCGAAGAAATCGACCGAACTCAAGATCGACATGGAAGTCATCTGCCTGTCCAATCAGGCGGCTTCTGCCGGTTCCGGCAATGGCGCGAGCAATCGCACCTCGGCTGGTCTCCGCGCATGGCTGGCGACCAATGACGATCTCGGCTCGGGCGGTTCGTCCGGTTCGTTCTCCAACGGCATCCAGGGTGCTGCCACTAACGGCACCCAGCGTGCGATGACCAAGGCGCTGTTCGACGGCGTCGTTCTTTCTGTCGCCAACGCCGGCGGCGAAGCGAATGTCGCGATGATGTCGAACTACAACAAGACTGTTGCCTCTCGCTGGCTTGACGACGCGGACGTGGTTTCGCTCCGCAAGGAAGTCGGCAAGGGCGCGGCGGACATTGTTGGGGCTGCCGATACCTACCTCACGGATTTCGGGCTCTACACGTTTGTTCCCAACGTGCAGATGACGCGAGCTGGCGCTTCCATCGCCCGCAACGTGTTCCTGATCGATCCGTCGATGGTCACGGTCGGCATCTTCGATGACATCATGGTCAACAAGCCCGCCAAGACCGGCGACGCCGAAAAGCGTGTTCTCAATGTGGAATACACGCTCATTGTCAACAATGAAGCCGCCCATGGTGTCGTCGCTGACACCTACGGCCTCACGGCTTCGACTTAAGAGGAGGAACGGCACATGCCCAATTCCACTCAGCCTATCGCCCTGACTGCGGCGACGACTCTGACCAAGAAGGCGCATGGCAATGCGGTGATCGTGTGGAACAGCACAACCGGCGCGGCGCTGACCCTTCCGGCGTCCTCCGGCGACGGCACCAAGTTCGAGGTTGTGATGAACAAGCTCATTGGCTCCGGCACCTTCAAGCTCCAGGTGGCAAACGCCACCGATGTCATGGCGGGCATCGCCGTGACTGTGGACGGCGACGGCGACTCCGGCAATGCGTGGGCCACGTCCGCCACTTCGGACACCATCTCGATGGATGGCTCGACGCAGGGCGGCAAGGTCGGAGACCGGATCACGGCCATCGATATGGCCTCCGGCTTCTGGCAGGTCAACGTGTGGTCGAACGAGAGTGGCACCGAAGCGACCCCGTTCTCGGCGGCTGTCTCGTAACAACAGGCGGCTCATTAGCTGCCAGAGGGGCGGGCTTCATGTCCGCTCCTACCCATCCCGCCGTGAGGCGGCAAGTCCCAACGGGCGCTCCCGGCCCATAACCGAAGGAATACCAAAATGGCTGCTCTATCTTCTGGCCAGGGCGGTACGACCACGGATCGTACCCTCAATCGGCTGCAATATGGCATGTCCAATATTGCAGAGGACATTACGACCGCCGCGACCAACGACGCGGTTCTGATGCTCGACGCATCGGACAATTACAAGCCCAAATGGGCCGATGCGACCAACGTCAAGGAGTTGATGGGTCTCGACCCGGCTTCTCGCATCGTGACGACGACCGCCACATCTCTTGGCCTGACGGTCACCCAACATGCTGAACGCATTGTGTTGGTCAATACCAACTCGACCGTTGCGAACACGTTCACTCTCCCGGTCGCGACCGGCTCGGGCAATAGGTTCACCATCATCAACAACATTGTCCAGACACAGGGCACTGTCGTTGTGGCGGCAAACGGCACTGACATCCTGACGGGAAAGGCGAAGGCGTTTGACACCACTGCCGTTACCGCTCAGGCAGAAGTGTTCAAGACCTCCGCAACTTCGGACAAGATCAGCTTCAATCTGACCACTACCGGCGGCCTAGGCTACGACACTGTTGTTGCCTTCGACATCTCGGCCAATACCTGGCTGGTTGATGTTGAATATCTCGGCTCCGGCAACCTCGCTACTCCATTTTCGGAAACGTAATGGCTTGTCTCCTGCTTGGCTGCGGTAATTCGCGGGCCAAGAAGATCGCGTTTCAAAACCAGCCCGGCTGGAATGAACCGTTGACGACTCTCGACATGGACCCGAACTGCGGCGCGGACGTTGTGTTTGATCTCGACGCCCGCCCGCTTCACCTTCCTTTTGCCGATGAAAGTTTTGACGAGCTGGCTGCGTTCGATGTTCTCGAACATGTCGGCAAGCAAGGCGACTGGCGCGGCTTCTTTGACGAGTTTGCCGAATACTGGCGCGTCCTGAAGCCGGGTGGGCACTTCTTCATTCTCGTGCCCATCAATGGCGACATGCTGGCCGATCCGGGGCACACCCGGTTCTTTCACGGTCAGCACTTCTATTTTCTCAGCCAGGACTGGTACGCGGAACGGTTCGCGGCCGGGATAGCGACCACGGACTACCGCTGGTTCTGGAAGCGGGACTTTGCCGTTGTCTCGAATACCGAAGTCGCCTTGCCCGGGGAAACCACAGGGCATCACGTCGCAACAATCTTGAGGAAGCAATGACGGAAAGCATCTCAATTCCGATTGGGAAGACATCGGTGATGATCGGCATGCCGGTTGATAACCCGATCCCGACGCGGACTGCGATGGCGCTTCTCAGCACCGCATATCGTTGCGGCCAGATGGGCATCAGGTTCACGACGACAATGGAGATTTCCGGGGTTGTCGAAATCGGGCGCGATGCCGTTCTCGATGACTTCCTCCGCAGCGACTATGACAAGCTGTTCTGGATCGATAGCGACATGGTGTGGAGGAATGAAGACTTTCTTCGCCTCCTGGCGCTCTCGACAAAGGTTGATGTTGTCAGCGCCGCCTATCTCGCAAAGGTCGAAGGCCCGCACACCTATTTTGCCCGCCTTGATGGGCAGGGGGCCATTGGTCCGGCAGGGCTGGTCCCGCATCATGGGCTTGGGCTCGGCTTTACCATCGTCAGCCGGGAAGTGTGCGAAAAGCTCGCTGCCAAGGCTCCGAAGGTAAAGGACCAGATCAGCGGACGCGAGGTCGCATCTGTGTTCCGTGTTGATGTGACGCCGGATGGTTACCGCCGGACCGAAGATATGGCGTTCTTTTCCGACATCATCGAGCTTGGCTATCAGCCGTGGCTCGATCCCACCATTCCTCTCGGACATATCGGGGAGCGCGAATGGCGCGGACAAATCCTCGACATTTTCGAGAAACCCGCTGCGGCTGCGTGAGCCGTAATACCTCAAAGGAGTGAATCTGTGTCCCTAGACACCCTCACCGATACCCCCAAGCGTCGTGGCCGTCCGCCGCGCAATCCTACGCCAGATTACGTCACCCCTTCGGCGTCACCGCAGCAGCTTCCTCCCGTGGCTCAGGCGGACCCCCTCTCCCCGCCCCCTGTGGTGACGCCGGAACCAGGCTACGATCTCTATCCTGCCGTGCCTCCGGCACAGACCGTCTCTGTGCGGTTGTCGAGGCACTATCGCCCGACAGGCGAATTTGAGGTCGTCGGCTGGCATCGCCCGGAACGCAAGCGCAAGAACGCTGCCGGCGTCGAGGTTGTCATCCAGGCTGCCGAGTTCGTTCAGGAAAAGGACGAGGATGAAGTCAGCCCCAATTTCGGCAAGATCAAGCCAGCTCCCCCGATGCTGTCTGGAACGGGGTTCGCCAACAAAATCCTCGCTGGCACCGTCATCAAGGTGTCCAAGGCGGAAGCCCGTCGCGTCCGTGACCTTCAGATCGGCACCATCGAAATTGACGACGATTAAGCTCACAGAAGCCGATGTCCAGAATTGCCAATGGACTGTCATTGGCTTCGAGGACGGCTATCGGGTGTCGATAGGTGAGGGGACGCATCCGGTGACGGGCGTCCCCATTACCGTCAAGCGCCGCGAACCCGTGTTTGAGGACCAGCTTCTCAAGCGCAATGCCGAGGAACGGAACTCGCGCGATACCAAGCGCTGGGATGCGGGAGCCGGTTCTGAGAAGGGCGGCAATGTGCCCATGGTGCGTGTCGCCAGAACGCCGCTCAACAAGTTCTTTTCCGAACTCGCTCCGCGTCTTAAGCAGGGCGACAAGGACTTCCATAAATGGTGGCTGGGACGGTCTGAGAACCAGCCGTTTCGCACGAGGTCGGGGAATCTCTAATGGCCGAACTCGACACCTATTCCAGCCTGACCGGGGCTATCGCGTCATGGGGCAAGCGCACCTACACGACCTCGCAACTGGATCAATTCATCCGTGTTGCCGAGGCCGATGCCAACATGCGCCTTGGGCAGAGCTTCCGGGTCGGAACGGAAACCACGGTCACGACGAACAGTGAAGGCGTTGCCGCGCTGCCGTCCGGCTTCATCGGCATGGTGTCGATTGTTCGCGATGTGCTTGGCTCAGTTCCGCTCAAACAGGTGTCATGGGACGCGCTGACCTCGCGCAATCCCTATGCGACGGCGGGTGATCCCGAGGTCTATGCCATCAAGGGGTCGCTGCTCAAGGTTGCACCAGTCGTCGAGGACGATTTCATTGCGCAGTTCAGCTCCACCCTCAGCGGCCTGACGGCGACGAATACGACCAACTGGCTGCTGTCCCTGGCCCCGAATTACTATCTCTTTGCGTGCCGTGCTGCGGCCTATGCCTATCACGAACAATTTGACCTCGCGGCTCCGCTTGAAGCCAAGGCGAGCGACATTCTGGAAAAGGTGATTGCGCAGGCGCAGGTGGCCGCTCTCGGCAATGCGGAAATGACATTCGATGGGGCCATGCCATGATCGCATGGAATGCGTGGCGTCCCGATGTTGCCGGTCCCAATAGCGGATATTGCGTGATTGCCGATAGCGTCTTGCCACAGGCAGCCGGTTCAGGGATTGGCTATGGGCCGTTCCCTGCCTTGGCCACGGCGAGCGGTGCTACGGCATTGGCAGGCGCTCCGCTCGGCAGCATCTCGCTGCAAAAGGCCGACGGGTCGTGGCAGGTGTATTTCGCATCCAGCGCCAAGATACAGCTTCTGACTTCGGCCTATGCCTGGACTGACATCGAGACGGGCCGCACGGTGACATCGGGCGATGATGTGAGCTTTGCATCGTTCAACGGCTTCCTGCTCAATACTGACACTACGGACGGGTTCAAGGCATACGACATCGAGAGTGGCGGGTCCAATTCGACCGTCTCTGCGGCCCCAACGGCGCGGTCCATATTCGTCTGCAATAATGTCGTGTTTGCGCTCGGCTGCGGCGGCAATACCAAGAAGATGCAATCGTCGGCCATCGGCTCGCATACCAACTGGACAACTGAGGGCGCGAACAGCCTTGTGTTCCCCAATGGTGGGCCGCTTGTCGGGGGACGCGATCTCAAGAACGGCGTTGGCATTGTTTTTCAGGAACAGGCCATGCACCTCATCCGGTTTGGCGATGGGCCGGGCACCTATTCGATCCGCAAGGTCGCTGATGGCAAGGGCGCGGTCTCGGATCGGTCCATCGTCGCCTTTGATGGGATGGTGTTCTATCTCTCGACCGATGGGATCTACAAATTCTCGGAAGGCGAGGGCAACAGGCCCATCGGAGCGGAAAAGATCAACCGCTGGCTGGCTGATACTGTAGCGGCAAGCGATTATGTGAATGTCCAAGGGGCCGTCGATCCGTTCAACAAGGTCGTCATGTGGCGGCTGAGTTCAACCCTGCTGCTCGGATACGACTGGCAGTTGGACGAGTTCTTTACCGCCACGGTTGCGACATCGGCATTGACGCGCATTGCGACGGCGTCGGTCACCATCGACTCGGTCACGACGACGATTGACAGCAACGACATTGCCATTGACTCCCGCGCGTGGCAGGGCGGGCAGCCCGTGTTTGGCGCTCTCGATGCGAGCTACAAGTTCGCGACCTTCTCGGGTGCATCCTCGGCGGCATCGCTTCGCAGTTTCTTGACGGCGAGCGCCGGCAGCAAGCGGTTCCATTGGGTGACGCCGGTTTCCGATGCACGAAACTCGACACTTCGCATTGGCGTCACCGATAGGGTCGATAGCGAGCCGACTTGGGGAACGGCGACGGCACGAAACGACAATGGCGAAGTCGCGCTGGATGATCGCGGGCAGCATTTTGCCTTCATCGAAGCGATCCCGGCGGGTGAGACGTGGTCCTATAGCAACGGGCTCGACAATTTGCAGATGCGGGTGGACGGAGCCCGATGAGCAGCACATTCTCGTTCCCGAGCAATAAGCCGCTGCCTGTTGCGGTGCGGGTCACGGGGAACACGGCCACAACCATCGTTGATGGAACCAATGAGGCGTTTTTCGTGCCGTGGTTCGAGGTCAATGAGAACAACGGTTCAACGCCTGCCCTGACGGTCGATCTCTACGATGGGACCAATCCTCACTATCTCGGGCATGACGAAGGCACGGTCGTCTGGAACGCGCGGACGGTCGTGGCGTGGAGTTCATACAAGTTCACGGCTGGCTACATCGTCCCGATTGGCTGGAAGCTGCGGGTGACATCGAACGATGCGTCGGGGCGGTTTCATGTCCTCGGCATCAAGAGCCGCCTGCTGTCGTGATCCTTGAGCCATTCCCGGTTGACCGGGATGGAATGCACGGATGGGTCACACTTGAAGTGGTCGAGTGCGACGGTCGCATGGTGTGCGGCATCTACAAACTTGAAGGCAAGAGCCGCCCCGGCCCCGGATGGTATCGGGCGGTCCGGGACGAAATGCACAGGATCGAACAGATCGCACGAGACGCCGGCTGCGCTGAAATGCGTGTCGCCGGTCGCAACTGGTCGCGGGTTTTGACGGATTACCAGCCCATCGCAGGGCTGAAAAATGGACTTGGAAAGGCGCTGTAGCAAATGGGCGGTTCAATCTCGACAGGGACGCAAACGACCGGCGTCAACAACGCCGATCTCAATGCGACGATCTCCAAACTGGCCAAGGGCATTTCGTCCGAATACACGCCGGGGAAATCGCTCTATGTGCCGCCCGGACAGACCACGCAAGCGGGCTGGGCTGACTCTCTCACCGCTGCGAATAATCCGACCTACAAGGCGGGTGTTGGTGGGGCGCTATCCGACATTGCCGACATCGCAGCGGGCAAGCGCTTCGGGATGAATGATCCCGGCTATGCCAGTGTGCGCGACACGCTCTCCAATGACGTGATGACGCGCATCAAGCAGTCCTACAACAATTCCGGGCTTTACGGTTCGGACAATAACCTACAGGCGGCGGGCCGTGGGTTGGGGGAAGCGCTCGGCGGTCTCGACTACGGCAATTACCAGAACGATGTGTCTAGGCAGGAGAGGGCGATCGCCACCTTGCCGCAATTGTTCCAGGCGGGTCAGCTCCCGGGCTCGATCCTGCAAAGCGTCGGCGCATCGCAGGATGCCGCCAAGACCGGCGAGGCTGCGGGGCCAACCGATTATCTGGCGAAACTGTCCTCAATCGTCAGTGGCACCGCAGGCGCGGCTGGCACGACCAGTTCCAAACAAATTCCGCTCTGGCAGTTGCTGCTTGGTGGCGGCCTTGGCGTTCTAGGCGCGATGTAGGAGACAGATATGGGACTCGCTGCTGCGCTTGGCTTTGGCCCGAACCCTTTTACGAATTGGACGGGCAGCAATCAGGGTTTGCTGACCGGACTGTCGGCCGGACTGCTGAGCGGCGACCTGACCAACCTTGCGCAAACGCTACCGGCCGGGCTCCAAATTGACCGGCAGGCAGCGGATAAGCTCAAGGCTGACAAGTTGGCGGAGTCACAGGCCAACTACACCGAAACCTTGCTCAAGGACAAAGCCCCGGACCTCTATGCTGCCTACAAAGGCGGCGCTCCGATTGGCGCGGTGTGGAGCGAATATCTGAACCGCACGGGGCCGCAGTCTGGCGAGGCAATTGACCCAACGGCTTCGGTCGAGGGACGCACTCAGCTCGCCAGTCAGTACGGGCTAAATCCCGACGAAACGAAACTATTCGTCCTTACCGGCAAGCTTCCCGGCGGCAATGACACGCCGCGTTATGGCAACGCGCCGATCTATGCGCGCGGACCAAACGGCGACTATATCGCTATTCAGCCCGGTTCGGATGGCAGCCTCAACAATCTCAGCTCGCAATTGCCGCCCGGATACAAGATTGACCCCGGCGCGCTCAATAGCGACAAGGCAGCGGGAACGGCTTGGGGCACCGCTCAAGGTGGCGCGCAATTCAACCTGCCTGCCGCCAAGCAGAACATTGATCTGGAAATCGCCAATATCGACGCTATTCTTTCGGACAATGCCGGGCTGTCTCAGACCTTTGGCAACGCAGTCCAGGCTGGTCCCATCGGCATTCCGAACCAGTGGCTGCCGACGCTGCCCAATACGCCCAAAGCCAATCTGCAAGAGCGGGTCAAGCAGGTTGTGGGGCAGAACTTCTTGCAGGCGTTCGCCAGCCTCAAGGGTGCGGGCGCAATCACGGAAACTGAGGGGAGCAAGGCTCAAGAGGCTATGGCCCGACTCGGCAGCGCTCAGGATCGTGCATCGTTCGAACAGGCTCTCCGAGACCTCAAGGACGTTCTTAAAATCGGTTATGACCGCATGTCGTCTCAGGCCGCGTCCGGCCCCTATCAGTCTGGCGGGTTTGTTCCGCCCGCGCTTGGCGGCAGCAATGTGACTTCTACTGGCATCCCATGGAGCGTGACCCCCTAATGGCCACTCTGACCGTCAACGGCACCAAGATCACGGTTGATGATGCATTCCTCTCTCTGCCCAAGGCGCAGCAGGAAGCCACTGTCAATGAGATCGCGGCACAGCTTGGGGTGAAGGCTGCCCCATCTGCCGTTGCCTCGGCTCCGGGCGGGCAGGGTGAGGCGCAAGCGTTCGCAGATCGCTACCAAAACCCGATGTCCAAAGACTTCGGTATGTATTCGCCGCAGAACGATACCGGCAACCCGCTTGACCGGCTCATGGCCGGCTTTACATCAGGGCTCAATTCAATCCCGATTGCTGGGCCAGCGATCATGGGCGGGCTCGAAAACCTCAAGGCGGGGTTTCACGGCGTCTCCCCCGAGACGATCCGGGCCGAAGATCAGGCATGGCAGAGCGCCAACCCGCAAGCGTCTATGGTAGGCGGAATTGCGGGCGCTGTGGCTCCCTATGCCGTGGCGGGTTCCTTTGCGCTGCCCGCTCGTATGCTCGGGCTCACAGGTGCCAACCTGCCCACCACTGCCACGCTTGGGCAGAAGGGGCTGGACCTCGCTACTCGCTCGCTCGCCGCTTTCGGCTCAAATGAAGCTATTGGCACAGCGGACTCAATGGCGCGCGGCAGT